ATATTCATTTTATGCCCTTGCTGGCAATTCGGCAGGCCATGCAGCATGGAGGGTACTGCTGGTATTCTTGCCCGACAGGTCGAACGTAGCCGGTAGGTCACGGAGTACCTGCTTCTCTGTGGCTATAGTGGCCTGTGCAGCCGTGTCCCCCGACTCTACCGCTCTCATGAACGTGATGTCTTTAGCAGCTAGTTCTGCGTTCCGGGCTGCTCGTATCCGGTCCATGTGTATGAGACGAGCCTTAACCATGTTAACCTTTACCGTCCCATCCCACTCCCAAGCATCAAAGAATTCTGCCTCGTCACTATCCTCAGTGACAGCACCACCAGGGAGGTCGGCCTCATCTACTATGTGGTAGTCATTCCCGATGATATAACCCGTTTCTTGCCATCGAGCAACAGTGGCGGTAATCATTTCATCCTCGGTATCGTACACAGGCCACACACTGCCGTATGGAGGGCAGATACGACGAAGATTATTTGGTGAAACTGGGTTAGGTGCCAGGATATATTTCATCACTGATCTCCGTAGAAAGTTGCGAATAATCCGCCGTCTGAAGCGGTCTCGTCGGTATTCCCATCATATGCGAGTTCCACCCACGTTCCAGCGGCCTTGCTAGACCCGAATTGAGTGTGGGTGACGTTTAACTCAGAGGCGTCTAGTCCAGCTACAGTATAGTTCGTGTCTGCAAAGTCAGTATCAAACGTCCATGTGTAATTGCCCGTGGAGTTCTTTGCCGTCCCAGTGAGGTTATATGAACCTGAGTCTAGGGCACCAGCGCCATTATGCCTACCCCATGCCTTTGCGACCCCGCTTGCTAGGCTACCTGCAACACCAGTGATTTCAAATACACCTGCCTGTGTAATTGTCATCTTCGCCGAAGCACCAGTGAACGCATCGTTCTGAGTAGATACTGTGAGAACCCCGCTGTTGCTCATGATCTCCCAGTTCTGATCAGCAGAACCATCTGTCTCTGATAACTGGAGGGCAGGACGAGCCGCGTGGCTACGAATATCCTTTGTGGAAATGACAGTGCCGCCAGGGGATAGTGTCAGGTCGCCGCTAGCCGTCTTGATCGTGGCAGTCGCCATGCCGTGACCCAGTTGCAAGTCCGCCGTATCCCCATTTGCCAGCAGGAACTCCTTTGAGTTCCCGGCATCAGATACCAGCATCTGGATGTCGCCGTCATTGGTGACGTTGGATAGCACCAGGGAGTTAGCTGCGGTCCCCTGGTGATCACTGGTACCTTCGATCAGGTTCGTAACTTCAGCATCTGCCGAGTTAGCGGATGAGACCAAGGCAATCGCAGCATCTCCATCGCTGCCCAAACGCAGCAACAAATCATCAGCGATACGCCACGGCCTGCCAAATGGTTGTACGCTGTGTCCTGAAACCATCTAATGTACCGTCCTTACCCATGTTAGCTGCATAGTGTCGGTGCCACTCGCCAGGACCGCCTCAATTGCACCCACCCTACTACGGTCAAAGCTGAGGCCATATTCCTGTCCTGCTCGATAGTATCCTCGGTTGGTGTCGTTACTGAGAGTCCAAATCTCTGTGATCTCGGTATCGGAATCCAGAGCCTCGTCCCAGGACAGACGCATCCAGAATCCTACCGTTCCACCAATACCACTGGTTGAGTTCTTCTCGTCTGCTATCCCGTGCGGGCCCACTAACTGAGCTGACTTCCAATCAGTCTTGGCAGACCAAGTCACAGATCCTGTCTGTGCGAGAGCAACACCACCAGAAGCAGTACCGTCGGTGACACTTAGGTTGGCCCATGTATCATCATTCTTGCGGTACGCTCCTACCAAAGTAGTATTAGCAGTGGAGTTGGCAGAACCGATCACAACGCGGATACCTGCCGTAGGCTCGTACAAGCAGATATATAAAAAGTCTGAGGTGGTGGAGGAGTCCAACGTGGTGCCTGTGCCAGTTCCCGTGGATCGATCAGTTAGATCCGTTACGAGGTTAACACTACTAGAAGTGTTGACGTACTCCGACCCCGTTGCAGCGGACTCATCGAAGAACACCGCATCAAGAATGCGTGGGTTCATGTGAAGTCGAAAGTCCGTCGCGGGGTTATAGACAATTGCCTGATGGTAGTCCGGGGGGATTCCCAAGCTGGCTACTGTCGTTGATAGAGCAAGGGTCTCACCCTGGTTACGAGTGGCCCCTACTGGATAACTTGAACCTGCCATTGTTTCGCTCCTATATCAATCGTTCGTTTGGGGAGCTAGCGATTAGCTATTGTTCGTCAGTGTAGCTCCGTTTTAGTATGCAGGCTGGTTCATCCCCCAGCGGTTGAGCTTCAATATTCTTGATGCCGAACCGGTTCGCGCCTGACTGAAAGCCCACGGCGTGATCCCGCTACCGCCTTCGATGCCGTTCCCATGCTCTGCCACGACCTCTCCGTTGATGTAGGCGGTTATACTGTTACCTTGAACCCTGACAGCAAGTCTATACGTCGTATCGACTGTACATGTCGTGATTCCTTCCGTGGCAGTGATCGACCCCCCAATGGCCGAATGGAACGCGATACTGGTGTCATCATCAGTGTCGTAGACAAAGACTCCATAATCGGTAGCGGTGGCATTGGGAGTTGCTTTCACGTTCACAGCCCCGGCATCATCGTCGGCATCACTAACGCCGCATTCCCACTTCCATGTAGTGATGGCTGCGGGGGTGGTGATGATGGCCTGCATCAGCACGCCTCGGTCACCGGTCCAATTCATCCCGAAGCCCTGCCCGGCATAGCCGTTGTCAGCAGTTCCGGTTACGAGCTGTAGGAATCCATTGGCACTATGCTCTGTCAGTGTTACAGCCGCCGAAGTACCGTTGGTCTTAGCCGCTGGGTACTGTGCATTGAGGGCATCACCAAAGAACCCATCGGTCCAGTCATCGTGATCAAATGAATTCGATATGTGGAGTTCTGATTCTCTCTTGTACCCCATCTTGTCTACTAGACCGTCTGTGGGGTATCCAATCCTAGGTGCCATGTCTATCTCCTACTCTGCCAACCGCATCCCAGTATCTTCGAGTGCCGCAACGGCTGCGTCAGGTACATCCATTAGATGCTCCTGCGGCCTGCGACTCACCCAGTAACCGATATGGTAACGGTGACGATCTGGTTCGTGTGGTGCCCATTTCTTGCAGCCACCGGTGAGGCCCAAAATGGGCCTGTCACACCGGTTTGGACCTTCGACTTTATGAATCTTAAACCCCTCAGCTTCCAGAGTCTCGCCACCTTTGTTGCGATACTGCGGTGCTGTGAAATCTATGCGTTCCTTCGGTATCGAATCCGGTACCGTATAGGTCACATGCTTCCAAAATCCACCCTGGTCCAGGCTGCGATCTATTATTCCGTCACTCATCTACTTACCTGCGATCTCTCTCCCAAAAGCACTCTTGACCATAATATGGCCGTAGATGTTATAGCCCACCATCTGATTGATTAGCCCATCCTCAATGTTAAGGTCATGTACCACAGTAAGCGCCTTCTGCTCTGCAAAGGCAATTGCCTCTTTATGGAACATCGCATTCTTTTTACCACTGGTACCCGACTCGAGGTTGTTACTCTCGTAGATCTCGTAGGTGAACGCACGTCCCAGGTAGCCTCGGCCCTTGGAAGAGTCGAGGTTTCCAATGGTAGCGCCGTACAGAGAGTTCCGAAGAGCCTCGATCTTGAGCAGGGATGCTCTGGATGCAGGGCTGACTACCAGATACCTATCTGCCAGCGGTGCGTTCTGGTCACCAAGGTTCGTCTCAGCGGTGAACAGGGTGTCCTCGGTGATGTCCACGTTGTCAGTCCCGATGGCTGTAAAGGCATCTAAGCCGTTGGTGCCATCACCGGCCAACTCGTTGTCTACCTTGAGTGCGATTGCCTGTCCGATACCCTCGTTCAGCATCTGTATGTACTCACTGAACGTCTGGGTCTCCATCTCAACCGGCATCGCATAACCAAAGTAGGCAAGGTTGTTAACTGCCAACTGTACCTGTCCCTCAGTCGTTGCCGTGAGAGTCAGGGATGCTGCCGTGCCAAATGTAGATCGCTTCTGCGCTCCGGTATTCTGCGAAAACTTAGGTATGTTTACCGTGTCGCCCTGGTGGACACCAATCTCAGGTTCCCAACGTCTGTCCATCAGATTGGGCAACACGACATTGGACCTATAGGTAACCGAAGCCAGTGCCGACCACTGCTCTTGTAGCCACTTGTCCATCGTGGTTGCGGTCATATTCGCCATGATTTTGCCTCCAAACTACGTGCCCGGTGGTGGACCCTTCCTGATAGCCGCAAGGAGGTCTTCCTTGTGCTTTTCCAGGTCTCCCACTGCGATTGTCTTTTTCAGATTCACTTCACTCAACTGGGCTAGGTTAGGGGCCCCGGATGCCGATGCTGCTGGTCCCGTGTTCACGTCCTCGACCTCGAATTCCTTCATCACCTTCTCACGGGTGGTAGCTATCTCAGCGTCCTTTGCCTCTAGTTGTGCGGTATGTTGACGGTCCTTGGCCTGTGACAGTATCTCCCTAAATCCCTCGAGGGACTGGTTCCCACCACCACTATTCTGGGCCTGTACCTCAGTTTGCCAAGCTCCCACGGCATCCTGGTCGTCCATGAAGGCTTCCATCTGCCGCTTCAGACCGTTGTAATCGGATGTACGCAAGGTAGCCTGGGCATCGGCCCTGATCTTGCCACCAGCATCATCCATCACACCGGACATTCCTTCTACGTTGCCCGCTGCCGTAGCCGCGAGACCTGCTCTGAGTTCCGCGTTCGAGGCCGTAACCTCTATCGCCAGATTCTCCAAGCGGTCTCCCAACTGCTGCAATG